AAGCCTGTCGACAAGCGTTCTCATCTGACCTGTATTTCATATCGGCAGTACGATTTGGCGTTTACAAGCGGTACGAGAAAGCGTACTGTATGGGCATGGCAAAGAAGCAAGCCCCCTCTACCAAGGACACCATCCGCCGCGCAGTCGAGCTGGCCGGCGGCGCCCCGAAGATTTCCGAGATCACGAACTGGCCGCGCACCACGATCTATTCGATGTGCGAACGCGGCTCCTGTTCGCCGGCCCGCGCCATCCAGCTTGAGAAGCTTTCCGGCATCAGCCGCGTCGCGCTCTGCCCCGACTTTCCTTGGGGCGTCGCATGACTGCGCTCAACCACGTTTCCCCCCGAGGCTCGAAGCAGAGCCCAGCTGCGCCGGCCGTTGACGGTATCCAGTCCGTTGCGGCCGGCGGCTTTCTTCCGCCCGGGGAAGATCTGCGTAGGGAGGCCATGAGCATTGCCGCCCGCACGCAGCATCTTGTGCGCGCAACGCGCCGGTTTCTTCGTGAGTGTCAGGTTCGTTTTCCATGCACCGATGATGCGGGCGAAGACCCGCGCCCGTCCACTGCAACTGCGAGGTAGTATTATGATGCAGAAGATACGCCAGCCGGATTCCTTCGCTGGTGCCGTGACCCTGATCTGCGTTGCCATCGGTCTGCCGGCAGCTGCAGCTGCAGTCGGAAAGTCGGAAGGGCTCGTCCGCCAGTGGGGCGACCCCGACGTCGATGCACTCCCCAATCCCGAACAGTGCTTGCGCCTCGACGCGGCCTATACCGAAGCGACGGGCGAGCCCGGCCCCATCGGCATGATCTACGCCGAGAAGGCCAAGCAGCCGGGCGCCGAAGACCACAAGCCCGCACCGATCCACCAGCGCCTGTGCGATCTCGGCAAGCAGGTTGGCGATGTCTACGCCGCCACGACTGAAGCCCTTGCGGACGGCAAGGTCAATTCCCGCGAGCGCGCCGCCATCCTCCGCGAGTGCGGCGATGTCGAACAGGTGATCCGCAAGATCAAGCGCGATCTGAGGGGGTAGGGCCGATGCTGCGTCTCGGAACAAGCGCGATGATTCACGCTCTGTCTTCATCGCTGGCCATCACTGATTTCATATCGTCCGCGCCTTCGCCGGCCTTCCGTGGTCGTCGCTACATGCGGCGCTACGGTCCAGCAGTTCACGTCGCTCCGAAAAAGTCCGAGCCGAACAGCCGCGCCAAGCGCAGGAACGTGATGTTCAATCGACCGGCACACGGCAATCGTCAAGCCTATCGCGAGGCGATCTGATGCGCCTCGGGCCCCTCTCAATCCTTACGCGCGACAGCGCTGGCGATCTGATCCTCGCCTCGTGGCATAGCCACAAAAACCGGTACTGGGCATGGTCCGTATCGTGGGAGCGGATGAAGCCGGACGAGGGCAGGTATTGGGCTCGCCTTGTCGTCGTGAACAATGACTTCCAGCCGCGCATCATCGCCGAGATTGGGCTTATCCGCCGTCGCGTCTGTCTCTCGTGGCAAAGGTGGTGGCTCTATGCCTGAGTGGCTTCGGCATTTCCTTCGCGCAGCCCATCAGGCGCGGTCACTCGGTTTTCCGGGTGTGGTCATCGGTATGGGCCCGGCTGTTTTCGCTGTAGGCGATAGCGGCCCGGCACCGCAGCACATTGCAAACGACAGGTGACGCCATGACCTTCGAGCAAACCCTCGGAACCATCATCGGCCTGACCATGCTCTGCGCCTTCGCCTACATCCTCTGGCAATGGCGCAAGCGTGAGAAGGAATACCGCGACATCGAACGCGACGTTCGATTTTACGACGGCAGGTAGGGCATGGCGAAGAAACTCAACTCCGGCAACTTCTCAACCGAGCAGCTCAACCAGCTCGTGGCGCGTATCGAGCGGCTGTCCGAAGAAAAGCAGAGCCTCGTGGATGACATCAAGGAAGTCTACGCCGAGGCCAAGGCCCATGGCTTCAACCTGCAGATCCTTCGCTCCGTCATCCGCCTCCGCAAGCTCGACAAGGCCGACCTGGCCGAGCAGGAAACCTTGACCGACGTCTACATGCGGGCGCTGGGGATGGATACCGGCGACACCACGGAAGCGGTCAGCGAGTAATCCCGCCATGTGGGGAAGGCCGCGCAACAAATACGGCAACAAGCCAGTCAAGGCTGACGGGGTGACGTTTCATTCCCGTGGCGAACTTGGCCGCTGGCGAGAGCTGCAGCTTCTCCAGGAAGGCCGGGCGATCTCGAACCTGAAGCGCCAGGTCCGATTCAGCCTCAAGGCCAACGGCAAGCACATCTGTTTTATGGTCCTGGATTACGCCTACACAGATCAGAAGCGGCCGGTGGTTGAGGATTTCAAAAGCCCATCCACGCGCAAGGCGGCGGACTTCATCATCAAGAAGAAGCTTTTCGAAGCGAACTATCCCGACATCGAATTCCGTATCAGCCAGCGGAGGCCGAATTGACCGCCTGTCATGACATCAGAAACCCGATCACTATCGCCGAGGATAGCATTATCCGATCGCTGGCGTCGGAAGGCTATCCGCCGGCGATGATCCGCGACGAGCTTTTTGACCGCGGGTACGCTCGGTCGAAAGACACAGTCCGGCTCTACATGTGGAAGCAAAAGATCCATGTCGACCCGGTTGCCTCTCATTCCCGCCGGCTGGCGATATTCTCGAAGGCGGGCAAAGACGGCGGCGGCCGGCCGCCGAAGACCGTGCCACTGACTCCAGAACAATCAAACGCCGTGTTTGGCGAGGCGTTTACAGCCGGCAGCGACGGTCGGCAATACCAGGATGAGCCGCGCGCTGCCTGGAAGTCACGCGTGACACAGCCTCAACCCGTCCGCAATTACGGCTGCAACCATATGACTACTGGCGGCGTGGCGGTGTACGGATGAGTCGGCTTCAAGATCCCGTGCGCGAGGCAGCCTGGCTCGCTGAATCAAAGGCCGGGATTCGCCAATATATCGAAACCGGTCGCCCGCCGCCGGGCTTTTTCACACCGCCGGCTGAGTCGGTATCACCACCCATGCGCCTGAATTTCCAGGATTGGGAATTGCGCGCCGTCCGCGATGCACTGCTGCAGGCCGGGCCGCGCGGCAACTACTACAAGTTGCTGCCCCGCGACTTCCCGCGCAGCCAAACCTGCGTGCTGACGAAGGTTGCGATTACCGGCGGCCGGCAAGCATTCCTCGATAAGTACGGTGACTTATGATCACAGAATCAGCCTACGAAGGCATGTCCTGCCAGTGGATCACATCCATGGGCCATGATGTCGCTGAGACGTGCCCAGAGCGCCGGGAATACGGCAAGCCCTACTGCATCCAGCATTGCAACATGGCCTATCAGCCGTTCGTGTGTGAGCCGGTAGAGCGGGCGGCACCGCGATGACAATAAACTGCCCATTTTGCCTAGGTAAAGGCCAGGTGCAGACTCAGCGGGAGAAGCGCAACGCTGAATGGGCGCTGTTGCGGTCGCAGGGCGTATCGATATCGGAGATATCCCGGCGGTCAGGCTTTGACCGGGCAACCATCAAGGCGGCCACAGAGCCCGCTTACGCAGCCCATAGACGCGAGCAGATGCGGTTCCGTTACTACCTGAATAACGTCCTGCCGCGCGAGCTGGATGCGGAGGCCTCCCGGTAAATGGCACGTATCCGCACCATCAAGCCGGAGTTCTGGAAGCACGAGGACCTGAGCGCCCTACCGGAAGCCACACACATGCTCGCTGCGGCCCTGCTGAATTATGCGGACGACGAAGGCTACTTCAACGCAAATCCGAAACTGATCACTGCGGAATTGTCACCGCTCCGTGAGCCCTCAGTGAGCATTCAAGACAGCCTCAAATCGCTCTATGAGATCGGCTATTTGAGGCTTGGTCATGGTGAGGATGGGCGGCGGTACGGCCACATCATCGAATTCACCGAGCATCAGCGGATCAACCGGCCAACTGATAGTAAAATCAAACAGATAACAATTGTGTGGGATGAAGCACTGACGCCTCACACACATTTCACTGAACAGTCACCGCCGGAAAGGAACAGGGAACAGGGAAAGGAACAGGGAAGGGAAGGGAACAGGGAGGGTGGCGCTGACGCGCCCGACGAAGTCGCCGATGCGGCTGATCTGTGGAACGCCCTCGCCCGCCGGCACTCGCTGCCAACCATCCAATTACTCACAGACGAACGGCGCTCGAAGTTGAGGAAGAGGCTTTCCGAGGCCGGCGGCCTGGACGGATGGCGTCACGCGCTGGGCAAGGTCGCGGCAGCGAAGTGGATGCATGGCGAGAACGACCGCGGCTGGAAGGCCGACATCGACTTCGTTCTGCAGCGGAAGAGTTTCACCAGGCTCATGGAGGGCGGCTACGACCGCGCCCCGCCGAAGGGCCAAGACAACGGAATATTCACCCTGATCGATGAGGGCCGAGTATGAACCATATCGCGGTGCGCCCCGACCAGAGTTTCAAGAATCTGCTTCATTGCGAAGACAGCGAGGGTAACTGGATCGCACCCCGAGTCATTACGTCGGCCATGCAGCAGCAGGCGTTGGCGATCCTGGCGGATTATCCGTCGCGCCTAGCGCCAGCAGAGATGGACGGAAAACGGCGTTGGCTCGCATCGATCGCTGTGGCATCAGCCGGCAAGATGAGCAGCAGCGAGGCCGAAAAGCGGCTGGCGCTTTACGCCGATCTACTCGATCACGAGGCGGGGTGTTTCACGAAATCCAGTCTTGCCCGCGCCGCCGCCAAGTTCAAATGGTTCCCCAGCTTTGCCGAGGTTAAGGAAGAGCTGGATGCCGAGCGCCGCCGGCTTTACGTCGAGGCTGACCGGCTAAAGCGCATGGCCAACCCGCCAGCCAGTGTTCCGCCCAGAGAGCCCCCGACGCAGGAACAGCAGGAGCGCGTCGCTGCAGCGATCCGTGAGGCCGGTATCGCAATCAACGTGACGCCATGAACCACGAACCCCGCCTCACCATGATCCAATCAACCGGAGCCCTGCGGTTTCATCACCCCTGCAGCGTATGCGGAGCTGAAGCATCACGCGGCACAGGCTGCGCTCTCCTTCGATACATGAGGCAGAAAGAATCCGGGATGACACCAGATAAGAAGCTGCTGGGGGACTGGCGGTGTTCCCAGCATCAGGTGTCGAAGTGACGGCCTGGTATAATGAAATCGACCCATACGCCGCCCAATGGCTCCGCAATCTCATTGCAGCAGGCCATATCGCTCCTGGTGAAGTAGACGAACGAAGCATCACAGAGGTTCAACCGGATGACCTTAAAGGGTTTACACAGTGCCATTTCTTCGCCGGCGTCGGCATCTGGTCGCTTGCCCTACGAATGGCCGGTTGGCCAGACGGGCGACCTGTTTGGACCGGCTCCTGTCCCTGTCAGCCCTTCAGTGTTGCGGGAAAGCAGAAAGGCTTCACCGACGAACGCCACCTCTGGCCCGTCTGGCAGCGCCTTATTGCCGAGCGACGCCCTCCAGTCGTTTTTGGAGAGCAGGTTGCGGCAGCGTCTCAATGGCTCGGACTTGTGCGAGGTGATCTGGAAGCCATGGGTTACGCCGTGGGGTGCGAAGCTATCCAAGCCGCGAGCGCGGGTGCGGACCATCTCCGCGACAGGTTCTGGTTTGTGGGCGACGATACGCGCCTCGGAAGGGGAGAAGGGTGGTCCGAACATGAAGTTCGGTGCGGGCGGCCAGCCATTGCCGGCAATGGCTGCACAGGCGTCGGCCAGGCCGACGCCTACGACACGGGATCACAAGGACGGCCACTATCAGCCGAATGTGCCGGTGAACGGGCTGTTGGGCAGAATGGTATGGCCCTCACCGACCAGCCTAGCCCCAGCGAAGGACGGGAACAACGAAGCGGGGAACAGTGCAGGTCTGGTGGCTATCAGGAAGCATGCGATGGCGGCCGACAAGGCGCTGTATCCAACGCCGAATGCACAGGTGATGGCCGGCGACCCGGAGAAGCTTCTCGCGCGCCGCGAGAAGTTGAAGGAGAAATGGGGCAACAACGGGTTTGGCCTGAACATTCATCAGTTTGCGGCGGTGGAAGCGATTTCGACTGGGTCATCGGAGCAGACGGAAAAGCGAGGCGCGTTAAACCCGGAATTCGTCTGCTGGTTAATGGGCATCCCAACCGAGTGGCTAAGCTGCGCGCCTTCGGAAACGCCATCGATCCTCGCCCGGCGTCGGAATGGATCGGTGCCTATCTCGACCGAGAGTCCGTAGCAGCATGAAAGACCACGACAAGACCTACACCAGCCTATCGAAGCACATTCAATCCGGTAGAGGCCCTGACGATGAAGCAAGGACATGCCACCTCAGAAGGGCGGCATTCGAGCAGCAGAGGGTAGCAGTGATTCACCTGGACAAGTGCAATGACGACTGGACACGGCAGGTTGTGATCAATGAGGCGAAACGGCAGATGGGGATTGTGTGATCATGGAACAGCATCCTTCTTTCGGCGCATTCACGCCCGACCAGATTGCCGGCTTCCTAGCGGCGCAGCCCGGCAAGTGGCATGCCGATGTCCGCAAGGTCGACCCGTTGTTCGGCTACGAAAACCCTGACGATGCGCCGCTCGTAACCTACCGTGTCACGGTGTCTCAGACCGTCAAGGTGACGGAACACGCAACATTCGAGGTCGAAGCTTACGGCGAAAAAGATGCCGAGATTAAGACCGCAAAGATGCTGGACGACCACAAGTTTGCCGAGAAGCTGTCGTGGTGGGAGTCCGACCGAGACGACACCATGGACCCGTTCGAGATTGTCGATGTCGAACCGAAGGCCACCGCATGACCCGCACCCCTCCCATCGCCAGCGTATCCACCATCCAACAGCGCATAGCAGAAGCAAAGAAGCCCTATAGGGCACCAAAGCCGGATAGGCCGAGCTGTGCGTTTGTGGTTCGGAACGGCGTCGCAGTAGCGGTAATGTCGGATGCCGGCCCAACCCCGGAACGCGTGTTGCAGAGCCAGGAGATCGACCCGAAGACGGGCGAGGTCTATGGCGGCGTCACGACCGAAAAGACGATGGTAGACGGGGAGGTGCGGCACCCCCACAAGGTCTATGACGACTTGGACCGCATGAAGCAGAAGGGCCAGCTTTCGGAAGAGGAATGGAAGCAGGGCCGCAAGTTTCGCGACGAGTTCGACATGGCCGGGCTGGACCCGCTCAAAGCCTCAGATCCCGGCCGATCTCCGGCAGGGAAGGCGGGCAGTCCCAGCGAACGCATCATGTGGGCTAAGGATTACGTCAACGAGTGCATACAGAGGGTTGGTGGGCATGGCGCCGCTACCGCCCTGGCTCTGTGGTGGGTTGTTGGCGACGGCCTGACGCACACAGAAGCAGCTCGACGCATCGGACCATGGGTTGACAAGAAGCATGTCGCAGGGCTCGTTATTGCAGCTCTGGGAGTGCTGGCTATGCCAAGGAGATAGGCGCCGATGTCGTTGTTCGATCAGATGTACGAAGCGCTTATAAATGCGAAAGACGACCAGGGACGCGACGCTATCGGCGGCGCTTGGAACATGTGGGTAATCGAAGGCGGCTTCGGCGGCCCCGATGAAGATTCATCTACCGCCGTAGAGCAGGCCATCAAGCGCGGCCTGTCTGAGGCCCTCCGACTTTATGAGGCGGCTCCAGAAGCAGAGCGCGCCAAATTACTGGCTATGCCGAAGAGGTGAGGGATGACGCCGTTCAACTGGAAACCCATGGCGACACTGCCGGCAGAGTTCAAAGATGGCCGCGATGTCATCGTCGGCTTCGATGTGGCGTCGGTCTGGATCACGCGTAGCGCCTGGTGGCGGAAGCCGGAGGATAACCCGGCCGAGTTCGATGCTGACGACGAGGGTTGGTGGTCCTACAGGCACAGCATTACGCAGGAGAAGCTGGACGAATATATGACGCCGACACATTGGCTTTGCGAGGCGCCGCCGCCGCCGGACGCTGACCACCGGGAAGTCCCCACCCGCACCCGCCGCAACGAAGCCACCCCCTTCGGCCATCGTGTCAGTGGCACGGTCGATCTCTTCGATTCTGCCTTTCACGTTTTTTGTAAGCGCCTCGGCATCGTTTCCACTTGACACCGGGCCCGAGATATGGGCAATATTACGAAGCTACAAGGATTGCGCCGGCAGGGAAACCTAGCCGGCGTTTCTCATTCCGGCCTGCCGCGGTAATCCATAATTAGGGATGCAGTGACCCTATGCCGCGATAGACCAGACTGAGACGTGCGTCGAGATATTCGACGCGCCAGGTGCCGGCGGGTTCGTCCTGTCGATAGGGTCTAGGGTTCCGGAACTCCGATGACCGCGCACCGCCCATCAACTGTGACACCGTGACTGTCACAACACGTCACGCGTGACACATGCCCACACGACCCCCAACGCTCAGGGCTCCGGGATCCAAACCAAGGAAGCAGGCAGAGGCAGAGCGTAAGGGCAGGATAGACAGGGCCAGGTCGGGTGATCCGATCCGTGCGCTGTACAGCTCCAGCCGATGGCGCATCGCGCGCATGCACTTCCTGGCCGAGCATCCGCTGTGCATGTGCCCAGCCTGCGATGCAGGCAAGTCACGCGTGACCGCCGCAACCGTGGTCGACCACATCAGGCCGCACCGCGGCGATCTCACCCTGTTCTGGGATGAAACCAACTGGCAGGCAATGGCCAAGCCGTGCCACGACCGCAAGACTGCAACCGAAGACAGCCGCTTCGCACGCCGCAAGTCATGCATCTAGCGCATGCAGTCAGCAACAATCTTACGCAATATAATGACCAGTCCCCAGGGGGGCGGGTCAAAAGTTAACGGAAGACCCAAGGGAAGCCGCGCATGGAGTCAAATTTCTGCGCGTGCGAAATAAAATTTCGGGGCAATTAGAATTTCAGTAGGAGGGCCAGGCGATGCCGCCCAGAGGGCGCAAGCCTGAGCTGCCGTCCACCCATCAGGCGCGCGGAACGCTGCAGCCGAGCCGGGATGTGAATATCGTAATCGACGCGGCGGCCGGCGACGTCATGCCGCCGGAGGGGTTGCCGCTTGCCGCGGTCCTGATCTGGGAGGACTACGCGCGTCTCGCCCAAGCGATGGGGACGCTCAAGCCCTGTGATGCCGTGGCCTTCGGCCAGTGGTGCGTGATGACCGCGAACATCCAGGCGACCTGGAAAGTCGTGAAGGGCCAGCCGCCGCCGGAGCCGGCGCCGGCATCGTATATCCAACAATGGCGGACTCTGGGTGAGCTGTTCGGCGTAATGGGTGAGAAATCGCGTGTCACGCTCAAAGCCGGCTGGAAAAACCCGGCAGAAAACCCGTTCGGACGAAACGGAAAGCGCTGAACGCAGCTACGCCAAAGAGGCGACTGAGTATGCTAGGGCGGTTGTCGCCGGCAAGATCGTAGCGTGCAAGTGGGTCAGGCTCGCCTGCTCGCGCCACCTCAAGGATCTGAAGCGTAAGGGGCCCGACTGGCCCTACAAGTTCGATGAGTGGCACGCAAACGACGTGTGCGACTTCGCCGAGAAGATGCCTCACGTTGAGGGTGCCTGGGAAACCGACACCATTAGGCTTGAGGCGCCGCAGGTTTTCATACTCGCGGTCGTCTTCGGTTGGCGCCGCATATCGGACGGCAAACGCCGCTTCACTTCGGTCTATATCGAGATGGCCCGAAAGGGGGCTAAGTCGACCCTGACCGCGGTGGTCAGCCTCTACTGCCTGTGCTGCGAAGATGAGCCCGGTCCGCAGATTATCATTGGCGCCACGACCGGCGAGCAGGCATGGAAGGTCTTTAAGCCTGCCAAGCTGATGGTCGAGAAGCTGGCGCAGTTGCGCGAGCATTTCGGAATCAAGGCTTGGGCTCGATCGATTACCTGCCAGATCAACGGTGGGTTTATCCAGACGATCAACGCCAAGGGCAAAACGCAGGACGGGTGGAACCCGCACCTTGGCGTCCTGGATGAGCTTCACGCGCACGACAAGCGCGACCTGTTCGACGTGGTCAAGTCTGCCTTCGGCGCCCGCAAGAATCCGCTGATGTGGTGTATTACCACTGCTGGCGTGAATATCGCAGGCGTCTGTTACGAACAGCGGACCTACATAACCAAGGTGCTGGAAAGCATCCTGGTTGCCGAGCATTACTTCGGGATCATCTTCACCCTCGATGAGGGGGATGATCCATACGAGGAAAAGAACTGGCCCAAGGCCAACCCGCTTATGCCGCTCACTCCTTCGCTGGAGTGGCTGCGATCGGAAGCGACGGACGCGAAGGCCTCGCCGGCCTCGGCCGCGAACTTTAAGACCAAGAATCTGAATATCTGGCTGTCTGGCGCAAGTCAGTGGCTGAACATGGAACAGTGGAAACGCTGCGCCGCCGACATCACATGGGAATCGTTCGACGGGCTCGACTGCTGGATCGGCGGCGATCTCGCGGACAAGGACGACATCACCGCTCTGGTGCTGGCGGCCTTCGAGAAGACAGGTCGCATGATCTGGAAGCCAGTGTTTTGGCTGCCGGAGGCAACGCTTCTGCCTGGTGCCATTGGCTTCCATGCCGATCAGCAGGCGCAGTACCGCTCATGGGCGGCCAAGGGCTTCATCAATCTGACCGAAGGCGACTGGATCGACCATGCCGTGGTCGAGGCTCAGGCCCGTGAGTGGATTGAGCGGTTCTCGGTTCGGGGCTTTACGGTCGACCAGTTCGCCGCCGGTGCCTCCATGGCTGCGAAGCTCAACGAAGATTTCGGCCACCCCGACAACCCGTTCGCGCAGATCCTGCACAAGACGGCCAAGAACGTGACCGATCCGGCGAAGGAGCTGGAAAAGCGGGTCAAGGCTGGCCCTGAGTATTTTGCCCACGACGGCAACGAAGTTCTGACGTGGATGGCATCCAACACCTGCGTAACCCGCAAGGTGGATGAGACGCTGATCCCGAAGAAGGAAACCCCGATGAGCGCCAACAAGATTGACGGCATCGACGCGGGCATCAATGCCATCGCGCCGGCCGTCATCGGGCAGAAACCCGAGGTGGACCTATCGGGCTTCCTGGCCAATCCGGTGATCGTGTGAGCCTTCTTTCCTGGCTGGGCAAGAAGATCAAGCTGACGGACGGCGCCTTCTGGGCGCAGTACTACGGCAATTCCAGCGCCACCGGGAAGGTGGTCACGCCGGACAGCGCCCTGCATGTCTCCGCTGCTTGGGCCTGTATCCGGCTGCTGTCCGAAACGACCGGCATCCTGCCGATCTCCGTTTATAGGAATCTTCCCGGCGGCGGCACCGAAGTTGACAGCCAGCACTGGCTGAACGGGCTGATACACGACGACCCGAACGCGGACCAAACCGCCAGTGAATACTGGGAAGGCAATACCGCCTGCCTCAATCTTTGGGGCAACGGGTATTCATTCAAGGAGCAGAGCGGCAGCCGCACTATCGCACTGATCCCGATCAACCCCGACACGATGCGGGTTTATCGGGATAGCTTCGGCGCCCGCCGGTATCAGTTTTCGGAGCGCGGCAAGCGCGAGGATTTGCCGGAAGACAAGGTCTTCCACATCCGCGGGTTTGGCGTCGGCGGCGATCTCGGCTTGTCGCCGATCTCCTATGCGCGGGAATCGCTCGGCATCGCAATGTCAGCCGACGAAGCCGCCGGCAAGATGTTTGCCAACGGCATGCTGGCTTCTGGTTTCGTTACCGGGCCGAATGGCCTGAAGGAAGACCAGCGCACGCAGATTACCAAGATACTCAAGGACTTCATCGGTTCGCAGAACGCGAACAAGATCATGGTCCTGGAGCAGGGGATGGACTTCAAGACCATCCAAATGAATCCGAACGACATGCAGATGCTGCAGTCGCGGGCCTGGGCGGTCGAAGAGGTCTGCCGTTGGTTCCGCGTGCCGCCGTTTATGGTTGGTCATACCGAGAAGTCTACGAGCTGGGGCACTGGCCTTGAGCAGCAGATGATCGGGTTCCTGACCTTTGCACTGCAGCCGTACCTGAATCGCATCGAGAAGGCGGCGCGTAAGCAGCTCCTGCCGCCGGGTGAGCGGTCGCGCTATACCGTCAAGTTCAACGTGGAAGGCCTGTTGCGCGCCGATAGCCAGGGCCGCGCCACTTTCCTCTCGATGATGACGCAGAACGGCATCATGTCGCGCAACGAGGCGCGGGCCAAAGAAAACCTGCCGCCCGTCGACGGCGGCGACGAGCTGACCGTCCAGTCGAATCTGATCCCGCTCGGACACCTGGGCGACATCACCTCAACAACTGAGCAACAGGCTCGGAACGCCCTGCGAAGCTGGCTCGGTGTCGAGCAGCCCAAGCAGCTACTCCTTCCGCCTCCTTCAGGGGACCAAGCATGAGCCTTCGCAAACTCTCTGCGCCGCGGTTCGACGCGGTCCCGGACGGTATTGAGTGGGATATCAGTTCCGCTGTTGCCAAGTGGCGGCCGGAAATCAAGGCCGCTGAGAAGGAAGTCGACAACACAATCTCCATTCTCGACGTCATCGGCGTGGACTGGTGGACGGGCGAAGGCGTGACCGCCAAGCGAATCTCCGCCGCCCTTCGCTCGATCGGCGACCGCGACGTCGTCGTCAACATCAACAGCCCCGGCGGCGACATGTTCGAGGGGCTGGCTATTCGGTCCATGCTCGCCGAGCATAAAGGCAAGGTCACGGTCAAGGTCTTGGGCCTGGCCGCCTCGGCTGCTTCCGTCATCGCCATGGCCGCCGACGAAATCCAGATCGCCCGCGCGGGCTTCTTCATGATCCACAATGCATGGCTGGTTGCCATCGGCGACCGGAACGCCCTGCGCGAAATCGCCGACACCATGGAACCCTTCGACGCCGCTATGGCCGACCTGTATTCAGCCCGAACCGGCGTGTCCATCAAGGACGTCTCCAAGATGATGGACAAGGAGACCTGGATCGGCGGCTCCGCAGCCGTCGAGCAGGGCTTCGCTGACGCACTTCTGGCATCGGATGAGATCGAAACCGACGACGCGAAAGCTTCAGCTCCCGACCGCCGCATTGCGGCCCAAATGATCGAAGCCGCCCTCGCTCGCGGCGAAAGCATGCCGCGCGCCCGCCGCCGCATGCTGCTCAAGGCTCTCAACGAATCTGGTGTCATGCCCGGCGCTGACCCTGAAGGCAAGCCCAGCGCTGCCGCCCCGGCGATCTCTGAGACCGCCAAAGCCCACCTGGCCGCAAGCCTCGCGCTGCTGCAGGTCCGGCAGTCCTAACCTCAAATCGCAAAGGAGGGCGCGATGCCCGGCGACAACAAGACCACCGAACAGCTCCTGCACGAAGTCAGTGCCGAGCTGGTGAAGATCAACACCTCCGTTAAGGAGACCGCTGAGCAGGCCCAGAAGGAAATCAAGGCCTTCGGCGACGTGGCCAAGGAAACCAAGGCGAAGGCCGATGAGCTGCTGGTCAAGCAGACCGAAGTCGACGGCCGGCTGAAGGACCTGGAGCAGAAGATGGCCCGCCGCGGCGGCGAGGGTGACGACAAGCCCAAGTCGCTCGGCCAGTCCATCGTGGACAACGAGGAAGTCAAGGCGTTCATGACCGCCAACAAGGGCGGTTCCTCGGTGAAGGTCAACGCCGCCATCAACTCCGGCAGCGGCTCGGCCGGCGTCCTGGTCGAGCCCACCCGCGTCCCCGGCATCATTCCGCTGCCGAGCCGCCGCATGACCATCCGCGATCTTCTGACCCCTGGTCGTACCAACTCCAACTCCATCGAATACGTCAAGGAGCTGGGCTTCACCAACAACGCCGCTGGCGTGTCGGAAGGCACCCAGAAGCCGGAATCGAACATCACCTTCGAGCTTGAAACCGGCAAGGTCGTGACCATCGCCCATTGGGTGCAGGCCACGCGCCAGATCCTGTCGGATGCCCCGATGCTGGCCTCGTATATCGACGGGCGCCTGCGGTACGGCCTGGCCTACAAGGAAGAGCTGATGCTCCTGAAGGGCGACGGCACCGGCTCCAACCTGCTCGGCTTGGTGCCGCAGGCGACGGCCTATTCGCCGGCCTTCCAGCCCGAACACTTCTCGATGGTGGACGAGCTGCGCCTCGCGATGCTGCAGGCCGTGCTGGCGGAATACCCGGCGACGGGCTCCGTCCTGCATCCGACCGACTGGGCCAAGATCGAACTGACCAAGGACACCACGGGCAGCTACATCTTCGCCAATCCGCTGAATCTGGCGACCCCGACCCTCTGGGGCCGCCCGATCGTGGAAACCCAGGCGATGGATCAGGGCGAGTTCCTGACCGGCGCTTTCCAGCTCGGCGCCCAGATTTTCGACCGCGAAGATGCCTCGGTCGAGATCAGCACCCAGGACCGCGACAACTTCATCAAGAACATGGTGACGATGCTGGCGGAAGAGCGCCTCGGCCTGGCGGTGTACCGCCCCGAGGCCTTCATCACCGGCGAGTTCACCCAGGCCACCTAAGCCTGATCTGTTCGGTGAGAAAGGCGGGGGCTTCGGCCCCCGTCTTGCTTTCGGAGGTTCAATGAAAATCCAAACGTTGCGCTCTTTCTACGGTGCCGAGGGCAACGTCAGGAAGGGCACCGTCATGCAGGTAGCAGCCTCACGCGCCCAGGCGCTGGTGCGTCTCGGCCTGGCTATCGTGGTGCCGGAGCAGCCGGCAGCGGAAGAGAAGGGCCCGCGCCCTACTGTCCCGACTGGTTCCCAGACTGGCGAGGGGAAACAGTCGTCATCGTCGCAAGCGGCCCCAGCGCCTCGGCGGCGCCTCTCGATCTCGCGCGAGGAAGGGCAAAAGTCCTCGTAATCAACAATTCATGGCAGCTCGCCCCTTGGGCCGATGCGCTATACGCCTGCGACGCAGGCTGGTGGAAAGTCAACGATGGGTGCCCGGAATTTCAGGGCCTCAAGATTACGCAAGATCCGACCATTCCGCAGAAGTGGCGAGATGTCCGGAAGGTTCGCCTGCATCGGGTCGACCATCTTCTCATGGGCACCATGGGCGAGATTGGCTGGGGCGGCAACGGTGGGTTTCATGCCTGCAATATCGCAGCCCAGTTTGGGCCGCCGCGGCGGATCATCCTGGTCGGGTTCGATATGCGGACCGACAAAGGGGTTCACTGGCACGGCCGGCACGCAAACGGCCTGAGTAACCCTCACGAAAGCACCACAAGCAAGTGGGCGCAGACCTTCGATGAGATCGCCCCGGAGTTTACCGCCCTCGGAATTGAGGTCTTGAACGCCTCTCCGATCAGCAAAATCCGGGCTTATCCGAAAATGTCACTGGAAGGGGCACTGAATGCTGACGCAGCTCGCATTGCCGGCAGACCCGGCGGTATCGCTGCAGCTCTGCAAGCAGCACCTTCGCATTGACTCTAACGACGAAAACGCTCTGATCGAAGTCTACCGTGATTCTGCCATCGCATATATCGAAGGCTATACAACCCGCGCGCTTGGCGCGACCCAGTATCAACAGACGTTCGACGCCTGGCCGGGCGCCTGCGGCCTTGTCCTCGGCGTTGCCCCCATCCGCGAAGTGTCCGAAGTCGTCTATCTTGACGAAGCCGGCGCCGAGCAGACGATCAGCACCGGAAGCTGGTATCTGACAAAGACCCCGATGGGCGGCACAGTACGGTTCGACGCAGACTATTCACAGCCGGTGCTTTATGATCGGCCGGGCTCCCTGATCGTCCGGTTTGATGCCGGATATGATTCTCCTGACGTCACTGGTTCCGGTGATCCGGAACTGGCCCTGCCTTCACAGGCTCGGTCTTGTGCCCTTCTTCTCACCGCCCATGCGTTCGAGAATCGCGCCCCTGTGGTGGTCGGTGCCGCCGCCAACGAACTGCCCTTCACCGTGCAGGCGTTGCTGAATCAGCTCCGCATCTATCGGTGAGTGGCCGCGCCGTCTGCCTGATCCGGCAGGGGGTGCATTACAGGAGAGAGGCGTTTCTAACTGGCCTGGCCGCCGCCGGGTATAGGGTCCGATCGCAATTGAGCGATCCCGGCCGCGGCGACGTAATGGTCATCTGGAATCGCTACGGTGTCTATGACGCAGAGGCCACCCGGTTTGAGCAGGCCGGCGGGACCGTTCTGGTTGTCGAAAACGGCTTCTTCCGCTGTCCCGATGAAAATGGCTGGCAACACTACGCCATAAGCAAGGGGC